GGCTGGCAGTTGGGCACAAGGGTTATGAGCGATCCAGAGTGCCAAGCCGTGCGCGATCATCGAGAGGTTACAATCCTCCTCCGTGCTGAGGTGACTGCATTGGTTAAGGCACTGGTGGATAAAGGAGTCATCACGCAAGCAGAGTTTTCTAATGCTCTCCTTCAAGAGGCTCAATTACTCAACAAGGATTACGAGAAGAAATTCCCCGGTGTGACCGCGAGCATGGTGGGGCTCTCCTACACTCGGGATGCCGCAGACCACATGAAAAACTGGAAACCATGAGCGACCAACTCCCCACCTTCCCGCAGTACCCCAAGCCGCAGGCCTCGCCCGTGGCCGAGCCCTACCAGGCCGCTGCGATGGCCACCGGCAAGCAGGCCGGCCCGCTGCTCAAACTGATCGGGAAGATGGCCAAGCTCCCGCACAAGCACATCCCCGTTAAAGGCCGCTCAGCCCGAAAGAACTTGCACTTCAGCCAGGTAGTGAAGATTAAACACAAGAAGCGGTTTTACTGACCGCTCCAAACAACAGCAACAGCAACAGCATTATGGACAGAACTACTCAACTCACCGCACCCACTCCCAAGCAGCAATTCCTCCAATCGGGGGACAACGTCTCCGCTCACCGCCAGATGGTGGACAGCCGGGAATTCCAGCGCGCCGTGGACGTTGCCCAGCGCGAGTACCTTGGCTTCGCCTCCTCGCAGATCGTGGACAACAACACCGCGATGGCCGCAGGCTGGAAGGTCAAAGCAGTGACGGAATTCTGCTACATGATGCGGATGCTTTCCGAGGATCTCACCCCGGCCAGGCCCCGAGTGATCAGCGGGCTCGACCACACCCAATAAAAGCGTATGCCCGCCGAAGCTCCTCCCGCCCCCGCCGCCGCTCCCGCAGCGCCAGCCGCACCCGCCGCCGCGCCGCGCATTGAAATCCCCGCCAGCTCCCTCGTGGCCCCGCCGACCGGCCAGCGCCCCGCGCCGCCCAAAGGCTCAGCCCGGGAGAAGCTCCAACAGAATTTGCAGAAGAAGTTTGGCGATGACGACGCTCGACCAGGCTCGACTGCAAAGCCGGAAGCCGGCCCGACAGAGCCGGATCCCGACGCACCTCCCGAGGCTGGTGGCGATCCCGACGCTACCCCGCCGCCAGCCTCTCCCGACCCGCAGCCCCCGGCCGCGGGGGACAAAGGCAAGCAGCCCAAGCAGTCTCCGTGGAAGCTGGTCGAGGAGCTCAAGACCACGCGCCTCAGGCTCGAAAAGGAGAATCAGGAGTTGCGCAGCCAGATCACTCCCGAGACCGACCGAAAGCAGATCAACGAGAAGCTGACCAACATCGAGAAGCGCAACGCCGAGCTGGAGGAGGAGATCCGCTTCGTTAAATTCGAGAAGTCCAAGGAGTTTGCCGATGTGTACCAGGCTCCCTACGAAAAGGCATGGATGCGAGCCACCAAGGAGCTCTCCGAAATCACGGTCACCGGGGAGGATGGACAGCCGCGCATGGCGACCACGCAGGACCTGCTGACGATTGTGCAGATGCCCTTAGGCCAGGCCCGCGCCGTGGCCAATCAGGTGTTCGGCGACTTCGCCAACGACATGATGAACCACCGGCAGGCCATCCGCGACCTGGCCGAGAAGCAGCAGGGAGCCCTGGAGGAGGCGCGCAAGAACGGCAGCGCCCGCGAACAGGAGCGGGCTCAGGCCATGGTGCGCCAGCATGAGGAAGTCTCCAACTGGGTGAAAAAAACCTGGGAAGCGGAGACGCAGGCGGTTCTGTCCAACGAGCAGATCGCGCCTTTCTTCAAACCCCGCGAGGGAGATGTCGAGTGGAATAAGCGGCTGGACGAAGGCTTCAAGTTTGTCGATGACACTTACGCCCTGCCCAACGTGCAGGACCCCCGGCTCACCCCCGACCAGCGAGCGGCCATCGTGCGCAAGCATGCTGCAGTACGCAACCGGGCAGCCGGGTGGAGAGCCCTCCGCTTCGAGGTTACCCGGGTCAAAGGGGAGCTCGAAAAGGCCAAGGCCGAGCTCGCCAAATACAAGGGCACCACGCCAGGAGCCGAAGGCCGGGGAGCTATTCCTCCCGCAGTGGGCGGCGCAAAAGGCATGGACGGGATGCGCTCGCGGCTGGAAAAACTTGCGCGGCCCGCTTGACAGGCCCCGGGGAAAGTCGTAAAAGCCCGATCAGTTGAGCTGCGGATAGGGTCCTCCTCCCGCCTGGCTGGACGCCAGGATCCGCGACCGGCGACGGCATGGCCCGCAGTGGCCGAAGGCAACGACCGCTTCTAAAACTGCAACCGGAAGAACGCTCGAGCATGTTGCTCCCGCGAAAACCTCCCGGCCAGAATCAAAAGATTTTGCAGCAATAGAAGCGTATGAGTTGCCCCACTGGCCAGATAATCGCCGCGTGCGATTTCCCGCAGTTTCTTGTCGATGAGACTCCCAAATTTGACGAGATCATCATGGAAGACATCCGGCCTACCGATGGCTGGTTGTATAACGTCGCTACCAACTTCATTCCCACCGGGACGCCGACTGAGGTAACTCAGGACCGTTTCCGCTCGGTGTTCCCCAACACCACCAAGACCTGGCAGAAGGTCATCGCCAACGGTCCCGGGTGCCAGGGCAACCCTTGCGACCCGCCCGAGCACCAGATCGGCTGGGGCGCTGACCGGCTCACGTGGTACGAGGAGAAGCAGTTCTGGCAGACCCCGCTGATCTGCTACGACCAGGCCATGCACATCACCCACGCGATGGAGCACCTCTCGCAGATCATCAGCGACATCCTCAAGCCGGCGACCATCGCGATCAGCAGCAACTTTTTGCGCAAGCGCCACCTCCTGTGGAGCTACAGCAAGAACGTGGCGAACCGGAATTGCGCGGCGCTCGGTACCGACGGGGTATTCACCTTTGAATGGAAGGACCAGACCGGCCAGGTGCCCGACGCGACGATCTCCGGACGGGATGACGAAATTTATTTCGACTGCTCGGTTGCCCCCACGCGGGTGTTTAAGCTCGTGCCGCAGATGCTTCAGCAGCGGTTTAATAACCTCATGCTCAAAGGCTACGCGGGCATGAACCCGTTCAAGGAGACCTCGCCCTTTATCGAGCTGGTCTCCGACATGGACACGGTCTGGAACCTCGACCACCTGGGCACTCAGGGCGGCGCCACCAGCGGCGCGGCTGCGGACAGCCCGACCGTACTGGGCAACTGGCGCTTCGAGCAGTTCAACGAGGCGAGCAAATTCTGGCGCTACGGTTTCAGCGGCCAGATCGGAAACTTCATGGCTCGCGTTGATCCCATGGGCCTGCGCTTCAACTTCGTGCAGGACATGGGCGCAGGCGCAGGCGTGAACCGCTACCGCTACCAAGTGGTATTGCCCTACGTGAACCAGATCACCACGGGCGCAGGCGGCTCAGCGGGCATCGGCTCGATCCCCAACACGGACTTCGACCGGGCGCAGTTCGCCTTGAGCCAGATCCACCACAAGAAGGGCATGGAGCTCCTCACCCGCGAGGCCAGCGCGATCAATCCCGAGATGCCGTTCGGCCACCGCGACTTTGGCGGCAAGTGGCAGTTCGTCATGGACAATCTTGGAGCCGACGCGGCCGGGAATGTCATCAACAACAAGCGCCGCAACAAGGGGCAGTTCATCAGCGACTTCTATTATTACATCCGGCCCCTCCACTACGAGTTTCTGGAAGTGTTCTTCCACAAACGCGAACAGTTCTGCATCCCTGAGATGAACACCTGTTCGACGAGCCCCGGCTATCCGGCTCAGTCGTACTCGAGCAGCCTGCCTTATTGCCCGCTGCCGGCATCGGCCACGGGACCTTGGGGCACTGGCGTGCCGAGCGGCTCGCAGGATGGACCGCTTCCTCCTGAGACCAGTGTTCCGGCCAATCCGGACTACTGAGGATTGGGTGGTGGTATGAGTGACCTGGCGGGGTCCGCTGTTGGCCCCGCCAGGTTTTAACCGACGACAGCAGAGACCAAGCTTATGCCCGAAGAAATGTACGGAGAATCCGACGACGCCGCACCAGCTCCTCCTCCCGGCGACAAACCTCCCGGCCCGCCCAAAGAAAAGAGCTCGGGCAAAACCGCGGTTGTCCCGATCGACATCTTCCCCGGGGGACCACCCGAGCCTGGCGACGTCTGCGAATTTGAAGCGATTGCGGTCCACGGCCAGGAGGTCGAGCTTCGATACGTGGAGCATAACGAGGAGGAGACCAAGGGCGAAGGCGAGGCCCCGCCCCCTGAGGCCGCGATGGGTGGAGGCGGTCCTCCCAAAGGCGGCGACGGGGACATGGGCGGCATGTATTAACCCGTGGCCACCGATGCGCAGAGCTTGATGGACCAGGCGAATTGCTACGCTTGCTTCGGCGAGGGTAGCAATACCGACCTGATGAAAGCCGCGCTGTTGGCGAAAATACTGATACAAAACGATCCTATGGCCGACACTTCTCCGCAGGCCCTGCTCGACCAGGCCAAGTGCTACGCCTGTTACGGCGAATCCCCCGGCCAGTTGCAGTTGATCGAGCTTGGCCTCCTCGCCAAAATCATGCTCGACAACAACCCAGCCGCGGATGTCACCCCGCAAACGCTTCTGGAGCAGGCCAAGTGCTATGCTTGCTTTGCCAACTCCCCGAGCCTGTTGAAGCTGCTGGAGTTGTCGATCCTGGCTCAGGGGGTGGTGTGAGCGCCGCCGTTGACCCGCAGAGCCTCCTGACTTCGGCAGAGTGCTACCTTTGTTTTCAGGCTGAACCGTTGTTAAAACTTGGTCTTTTACGCCAGATTTTACTGGCCTCCGATCCTATGGCAGACACGAGCCCGCAGGCGCTTTTGAGCAGCGCAAACTGTTACCTTTGTTTCGGGAACTCCACCTCGCTGCTTATGGCGATGGAGCTTTCCCTCCTCGCTCAGATCGCCCAAAACGGAGGCGGGGGAGGAGGCGGCGGCAGGGATGTCTTTCGCGTGATCTCACCGCTCGATCCGACCAGCCTTGGCCCGGTTCAAGGCCCGGCGATTTGCTATGATGACGTTGGCAACTTCTGGATCAAGGACAACGCGACCCTCGACACTTTGGGATGGACGAAAATAATCAGCGCGGGGGACGCGGGAACGCCGCCTATGGCCATGCCCAAAGAATTCACCCGTTCGCTCCGATCTCCCCGGCCCGACACGATCACCGTGCCCAAGCTCGAACCTCCGGAGTTGGTACCGGCCGGCGCTGGCCAGTCCGTGAAGTCGAGCCGCAAGCCCTATTGGGCGCTGGTGGGCATCCTCGCCGCGCTGGTTTGGCTGGTGTTCAGTTGCGCCCGCGCTCACGGGCAGACGCCCCCGCCCATCGTCCGCAACTCGCTGGACACCAATGCGGGTCCGGTTCTTAACGCCAAGCATTTGAGCGTGACGAATTTCGATCTCGTCACTGGAACCAACTTCGTTTCTCAGCAGTATGGCCAAGGGGCGATTGCCCCAACAACAGCTCCAGGGGCTTTGGCTATTGGCACATCGGCCATGTCAAGTGGCCAAAACGCAGCGGCAATCGGATCGACCGCGCAAGTTGGTCTGGCGGGAGAAAATCCTTTAGACTGCGCCAACTCCTTAGCTCTCGGTCCCTCCGCTCAAGTGTACACTAACGGAGCAGTCTCCATCGGTCAGCAAGCGCAAGTTTATGGGCCTGCAAGTGTCGGCATTGGGAAGAGTGCTTACATTCCTCCAAATTCTGGATTTAACGCGGTTGCTATTGGGGCGAACTCCGAAACCGATGGCGACTTTGGTGTGTCCCTCGGTTTTCTCGCTTACGCAGCTCAGAAAAACTCAAGCGCCATCGGCCAGCACGCCACTACCACCGACACCAACCAGATCATGCTGGGCATCGCCAACGGCAGCGTAGTTGCGCCGGGGAATGTCACAGTCGGTGGGACGCTCTCTGTATTGAACCCCGGCATGATCAAAGTCGGACCTAACCTCATTGGGGGAGCAGGAGCTAGAGTCTATGACATTTTTGGTTTCGCCAACCAAATAAGCCTTGCAGGAGGCAACGGAGGTGTGGGTTACGTCATCGAGCCGGGGACCACCATAGTGGGGGCGAGTGGATCGGTGGGCATCTTTCAAGGACCGGGCGCGTTGGAGGTCAACCAAGTCAACGTGGGCACGAAATCAGGGTTGACTAACCTACTTGCTCGGAATCTGACCGCATCGAATGCACTCGCCGTCACAAACGCGATCTCAAACCTGCCCACCAATCAGGCCCCTACGAGCGTCACGATTGGGGTCACAACGCCCGACGCTTGGGTATGGTTCACCAACAGCGGGACGGCTTTCGCAATTCCAGCTTGGAAAAACCACTAATGAAAAGACTCCTATCCCTTATCGGTCTGACTTTGGCGCTGTGCGCTTCGGCTCAGGAATGTACCTTCGACAATGACACCGTGCCCGCGTGGCTCACGCTGCATCCCGGCGTGTTCAGCGACGGCTGGTTTGATCGCGTGATGAACACGCAAGGCTTTTGGGATCTGGCCGACGCTGGCTCCCTGACTGTCACGCTCGCCTCGCCCGCGACCGCGATCACCGTGAGCGTCAGCTATTACGTGGACGATATGAGCGGCCTTTACGTGGCTCCAACGGTCTCGATCCCCGGCGCAAGCCTCACCGGATCAGTGATCGTACGCTATGCCACTTGGGTTTTCGGCCACTGGGAAACGGTCACGCAGACTTGGACTTGTCCAGCAGGAGCGACGATTACGGCTGGTGTTGGTAGCGCCAGAACGGGGTTTCTGCTGGACGCGATCGCCGTCTCCTCGACCGTGCTGGATGCGCCCTCCTCCGCGCCTGCCATGAAAGCACCTGAACCGTTGTACGACTAACGGAGCGTTATACGAGCCGGATGAAGCTCACCGCCCTCTTTGCTGTGACGACCGCCTTAGCCGCCGCCGCTCAGGTGATCGACAACACGCTCCACATCTCCATCGCTACGGCCATGTCCATTGGTGGCGTTGTGGTGGCCGGCGCATGGTGGTTAAGCCGATGGCTGACTCGCATTGAGACGAAGATCGATGATTTACCCTGCCAGAAGAACGGGTGTTCGATGCGTGAGGATAGGAAGATCATCACAAAATAGGGCTTTACTCAAAATCCCAGTAGGTTGACTCTGCAATCGTGATCGCTAACCTTCTGGCTTGGTTCATTGACCGGCTCCGCGAGCAATCCACTTGGAAGGGGCTTGTTTATATCGCCACAGCACTGGGCATCAAGTTGTCTCCCGACATCGTTCCTGACCGCAGAGGCACCATCCTGGCGCTGTGCCTGATTCTCGTAGGCGCGATCAACGTGGCCCGAAACGAGCGCGGTGCGGTCCAGAAAGTAATCGACCAGAACACAGTTAAACCAGCGGAACCATCCAAACCAAATCCATGAAACTGAAACTCACTCGCCTCCAAATTGCCTTTGTGTGCGCTGCCAGCCTTTTCCTGGGCGCGCTCACCATCACCCCGACAGGCTGTACGTCCACCTCGCGCACCGTTTACAACACGCTCGCCACGGTCAAGGGAGCGACCGATACCGCGTACAACGGATACCTCGATCTCATCCTCAAAAAGTCCATACCCACCAACAGCTTCCCGGTTGTGGCCAAAGACTACAACCTGTTCCAAGTGGTGTGGGGAACCGCGCTCACCGCGGCGCAATTCTCAACGAACGCTTTTGCGCCGGCTGAGGTGGTAGCCGCCTCGACTCAGGTGATCAGCGACATCAACCAAGCGAAAGGATTAAAGTGAACTGGTCCGACCTTATCCCCATCATCGCCAAGTACGGGCTCGAACTGGGCCAATACCTCTGGACACTTTGGAGCACCAAAACCGCTCCCACGCAGGCCGACTGGGACAAGCTGAACGCGATGCGCGGCGACAATGCTCGCTCGCAGCTCCTCTTGGCGTTTGCGCGTAACGGGATTGACGTCAATTCGCAGCAGGCGAAAGACCTGTTGGCGATGCTCCCGGCTTAGTTGGCGTGCTGCAAGGCTCCCGAGCTCCAGAACTTTCTGGACCGCTCGAGGAGCTTTCGCTTCCAGCTCTCCTGCTCCCGGCTGGCCGTCTCATCCGGCTCAGCCTCGACCCGGTCAATCAGGAAACCTTTCTGGCGAGCGCCCTCGACGCCGATGGCCAAAGCGTCGAACAGGTCCGGAGAGCGACCGGTCTTTTCCTTCATGTCAGCCTTGGACTCAACCTCGATCTTGTTGCCCATCACGCTCTTGAACTCCCGCAGGCAACCCTCCTCCATGACTTCGGTGGTCATCCCGCGAAACTGACCGGCCTCGATGACCAGGCGCACGGAGTACCAGAACTCGGTGATCCGCTTGCTGTAGTAGTCGCAGCACGGCATATCAATGCCGCCTGACACCTTCCGCTCAGACGGCTTGCCGCCGCAGTCGATGGGGTTGACGTTTGGCGACCACAGCCGGCCAAAGGCGCTGACCAGGCCCGTGCGCATGCCTGAGTCGAAGAAGAAGTTTTCCGGAGGCACGTTCATGGCCCGGCACTCGTTCATGACGAACTTGACGATCTGATCCTCCGAATCCTCGACCTTGGCCCCCACCTCGCCGGTGATGGGCACGATCTTGGTCTCGACCAGGGCGAGGATGGTCTTGAGCTCCGGTGGCGTCTCATCCTGAACCACCAGGCCCGCCGCGTTCAACTCGCCCATCTTGGAAATGGGCGGCATGGCCTCCGCGCCGAACTTCAGGAAGCCGAACACGCAGCGATCCCCGCCCACCGCCCGGTAAGCGGCAT